CCGATTAATTATGTAGAACGCTATATTAAAGATGGCTACACAGAATTTGCGATAATTAACACATCACCACATGCCAATGAGGCAATTGACGGCACACAGGCGACATTTAAATATCCTGGATTTAATGCTATCAAGGAAAGAGAACTTGGCGATGGGCGAGACAATCCAAGTTTTCGATATGAAATTGGCGGTGTTTTTCAGGGTTCAAACCCAGATGAAGCACCAGCCTCAAGAACGGCTGACCCGGATTGGTATCTTACATATGTTCAGGGCGGCGGATTGCAGGTAGACCTTAAAAATGGTTTCTCTGTCGGTTTTCAGGGGTCTTTCTAATGAACTATCAATCCATTCGCGCCAAAATTGAAGGCCCATTGTTAACAGCGTATAATACACAAACTCCAGCTATTCCAGTTTATTTTGATAATGTAACTGCAGTTCCGCCGGATCCACCGAGTGAATATGTTCGTGTCAATATCACATTCGGCGTAATGACAGAATGCACCCTTGAAGGATCGCTTGATTATGCAAGGGGCGCAGTTATTGTTCGTTGCTTTACTCAAAAAGGCAAAGGCCCGGCTCGCGTACAAGAACTTATTTCGATAGCGACAACTGTTATCAATCAAATTAATGCAACTCGCAAAACAGCGACTGACACGTATGTTAGAGTTAAAGAAATAAATGGCCCTGTTTTTCCACCAACAGAAGATCTTCCTCACTTTATAGCCCGTATTGATGCTGGTTGGGAAGCAAGAGTGAAGTAAATCGCTACGCTGTCCCTAGCTGGGCAGTGCCCACTAACGTCGTCATTCCCCTTCGATCATGGCAACCGTTCTGTCCGGCATTTCCGGCGCCTTTTACTACAAGCCTGCTGGCACTAAAGCCACCTTTGGTGAGCTTGATGTCAACGCAACCAACAACACTTTCTATGTGGGAACCAACATGGGTTTCCGCGTGGGCGATCCTATCAAATTCAGTGTCATCAATAGCACCACTGGTGGTACTGGCACTGGCACCCTTCCTTCGTCCCTGGTCGGTGCAAATACCTATTACGTGCTGACCTACAGCACCACCACCGGTCTGATGACTATCTCCTCCACCATTGGTGGTTCCGTGGAAGATGTCACCAACGACGGTACTGTTGTTTCGCCCAACAAGTTTCAGGTTGCTTATGCAGACTTCGGCGCTGTGTCGGAAGTTCGTGATTGGAGCATTGAAGTAACACGCGCCGAGATTGACGTTACCACCATCGGTCAAACTCTTTCTCAGTACGTTCCCTTCCGTCAGTACATTTCTGGCTTTGGCGACGCAAATGGCAGCGCCACTGTTTACTTCACCGACGAAGACAACGCTTTTGCCAACCGCATCATCCAAGACGTTCTGCTGCGTAAGCAAGTGGGCGCCACGATGAAGCTGTACATGGATCGCGTTGAAAACGCTGGCGTTGTTGACGACACGAAATCCCGTTCGATTGAAGCTGAAGTCACTCTGACCTCCGCTTCCTTCAACGTGAACCCTGACGATGCCCAAAGCATCGCCATCAACTTCCGTCCGTCGTCCGCCGTGACCTTTGACCTGCTGACCACCTGATTCGTCAGCTAATTAACAATCGCCCCGCTTCGGCGGGGCTTTTTGCGTTTTGGGGCAAATTGAACTATCCTTTTGCTGTCAAGGCTGTTTTTTATGAGCGCCGCACCATCCCCTGCGATCACGATTAGGGCAATTGATCGCCTTCGTAAAGCTGCAAATTTTGAGCCGATTCGCCAAGAAGTAGTTCTTGCCAATGGCGATGAGTTTGTTTTCTATGCCGCTCCGCTGACTGCGGCAGAGCGCGAAAAAGCACAGAAAGATTCCAAGTCTGACAGTGCAAATGATTTTGCAATGCAACTCCTGATCGCTAAAGCACTTGACGAAAATGGCGACAAGCTGTTCAAGCCTGGGGATATTCCAGTGCTGAAGCGTGAAGTTGAAGATGAGGATCTTCAGAAAATTATTCTTTGCGTCCTGAAGCCTCGCGGCTCGGAGGATGCTGAGCCTGACACGAAAAGCGATTGAAAAAGAGCTTGAATCTGACGGGCGCCTTTTCTTTCAGTTATCTCTTGCCGAAGCACTTCACTGTACGCTCAACGAATTAAAGAGCAAAGTTACAGACGAAGAAATGTCTCTCTGGGCTGCATATTATGCAATCAAAAAGAGACAGCACGACAAGATGATGGATGATGCGAAAAAGAATACCCGAAGACGTTGAGCCGCTGTTAACCCAGCGGCTTTTTCCTGTCTGGCTAGACTCTGAGAACAGTAGGGCTTTGTAACAGTGGCAAGCTACGACGCTGCTATTAATTTAATTGTTAACGGCGGGTCGAAAATTGACCAGATTATCAATAAAGCCGCGCAGCTTGAAGGCATTGTTAATAGCCTAAATAAGACGCCACTAGACCTAAGCGTCAAAAAAGCCACTAGCGAGTTTGATAAGTTTGACACCAACCTAAAAGCCCTTAAGGCTGAAATAGGAAACCAGCAAAAAGCACTTGATACAGCAGCTAATTCAATTGATAAATATACAGATAAAATCGCATCTACACAGCGTCAACTTTCTACGTTAAATCCAAATACAAAAAAATATAATGAGGTTCTAGAGAGGCAGCAGAAAGCAATTGAGGGTTTGGCTGGCGCCCAAAAAGCGCTTGCTTCAGCAGAGCAAAATCTTGCCGTTCAAGAAGGCAAGCTAGCCGGCACCCAAAAAGCAGCTGGCAGAGCAAAAGCTACAAAGCTTGCTACAGAAGCGCTATCAAATTTAGCCGATGAATATCTTCGCCTTGGAGCAGCGCAAGAAAAAGGCGCAACTGGTCAGATTCTCAAGAATCAATCTCAGTCCACAATTGCTCGTTTAAATGCACAGGCAGAAGCACTTAAGCTTGTTGCGGATAATTCAGAGATTGCATCTTCGCAGTTCAATCGCTTTACAATTGCGTCTCAACTTGCCAGTCAAAAAATATACGAAGGCAAGCAAAAGCAATTAAACGCTCTTGCTTTTGGGCTTTCCAAAGAGGCGCCTGGCGTCAATATCGGTACCGGTGGCAAGAGTTCGATCGCTGCGGCTCGTGACACCATTGATTCCCTGATTGGTTCATACGGCGGCGTCGTAAAAAGCGAAGCTGCGTTGTCATCTTATATCTCAAGGCTGCAATCACTTCAGTCTCTTGTTCCGTATTTAAGTGAAGAGTACAATAAGCTTGAGCGAGCAATAGGTGATGTCTCCGCAGAGATGGAGTCTCTGCAGAAGATGACTCAGCTTCGTGGCGCAGTTTCAAAAATTCAGCCGCAAGCCGGACCCGCCTCTTTGCTGCCGAGTGAATCCGTTAAATCTGCAGCAGATAAAACAAAATACTATTCAAAGATTGACGATCAGGTTTCTCGTCTTGCTGGCTTTGAAGAAAGAATTGCTCAAGCAAATCTGACGCAAACCCAAAAGCTTGAGCTTCGTGCTCGCCTAGACAAGGCTTTATCGCTTCTTTCCGAAAATCGTCTTGATGACGCAAAGAGAGAAACAATTGAAATAGAAAGGCAGCGCATGTCGCTTGAGCGCATGAATCGCGCTTCCAAGCCAGCCAGTGAAGTTAAACCTCTTGGGCCATCTACCGTGCTTGGAACCGGTGCGGAATTACGCGAAAGAAATAAGTACGAAGCAGAAGGAATTAAACTTAGAGATAAAATAACAAAAGCAACGGAAGATGTGGCAAAGGCAACTAATGATGCTGCTGCTGCCGTCCAAAGGCTTGAAGCCGCACAAGATAGAATTTCTTTTGTTCAGCAGTTTGAAGAAATTCAAGCTGGCATTCAGGATGCCGGCGATGAAGTCGATAAGTTTTTGCAAAAAGAGAAAAAAGCTACTGCTGATTTTGATAAAAGACTCAGAGAGACATCTAAGACAATCAAACAGGTCAAGCAGGGTGCTGCTGTTGATCTTGGTGGGGGCGCAGAACTAAAAGAGCGAGCAAAGTTTGATCAATCACGAGAGCAAAGTGCCCGCAAGCTTAACAATATAATTGCTTCTGGCGCAATAATTGAACAAGGCTTAATTAATCTACAAGGAAAAGGCGTAGACGTAACAGAAGCACTTATCAGGCTGCAACAATCTTTAAATTCAGCCAAGAAAGATGATTTTGAGGTAACTCAGCAAACTGTTGATGCTCTTGGCGATCAAGTTTCGCTTGCCGGTAAATTCGCTCAACTTCAGAACAAGATTCTTGCCGGTCAGGCGAAAGGCGGCAAGGCGCAGGCAGGCGGCAGCGGCCTAGAAGCTGCACTTAAGTCCCTCCAAGAGGCTCGCGGCGCAGGGAAGGCCTTCCTCGGCGGTGCTTCTCCTGCAGAGGCAATCGACAAAATTGTTCGTGAATTCAATACTGGAAAAACTGTTATTGGCAATGCAGGCCAAAATGCAGCAAGCACTTTTGTTGACAACATAAAAGGAGCCGCTGGCAGTGCGGCTTCGGCTGGAAAAACTTTTGCTAGTTCAGCAGCTAAAGCAATTCTCAAGGTGTTTGGGATTGCAAGTCCGTCCCGCTTCATGATTGAGCTTGTTAAGAATCTTGCAGATACATATGTCAATCAGATGGAGAAAGAGTATCCGAGAATCAAAGCTGCCACAGCCAAGGCATTTGGTGAGCAAACATTGCTCCGTGATGTCAAAAAACTAAGAGCAACGAATAAAGGGTTTGAGGAATATGGTCGGCCATCGACTGGCTTTAAACCATTTCCTCTTGGCGCTGGTACTGCGGGTGCTACGTCTGAATTCAACGACTTAATCAATTCGTTCAGAAGGCAAATTGCCGAGCTTACAACACAGCCAGAAATATACGGCAATTTACTTAATGCGCTGCCAAATTCAAGGATCACGACCGATCTGGCCGCCGCAGCTAATCGCCGTGCAGCAGCTAGCGAAATTCCTTCGTTTATGTCCACGCAAAGAATGCTTGGGCCTGGTGAGCTTGAGCGATTTATCACAGCAAAATTTGCTGAATATCTAAAAGACATCAAAATACCCAATCCCTGGGTTGGCGCAATTGGTGACTATAAAGAATTTATTGCAAAAGTTGTTAGCGAAACCGATAAGCTACGTGCTCCCTCCTTCTCTGGTACTCGCTCTCTTCCACAGGGACAGATTGCTGGTCTTCTCCCAGCAGCGGAAGACTCCATTGGCAATAAATTTGAAGACCGAATTCGTCAAGCTTTTGAGCGTTCTGCTCAGCGCGGTGCTGCTGTTTTTGCCGAAGATGCAACTCGTCGCTTTGGTGCTGGAGTTGCTGCTATTGGTAGTGGCGTCATTCCTCCTAATGTTCCTCCTGGCGTTCCGCCTGGTGGTAGCGGTGGAGCCGCTGGCGCTGGCGACGGTGGCGCAGCAGAAGAGGGCCGGCGACTTCTGACGCTTGCAGATGCACGAATTAATCAGGCTTCGATCAATGAACTTGAAGGATTAGCGCAGGGATTGAATCAATTCAGGAATGCTTTAAATCCAGCGATTGAAGGCTTTGATCTTCTTGATAATCAACTTCGCGAAACAATTAACAATATTAGTGATGTTCTTGAAAGTCGCGCTCCAGGCACCGACCCCTTAATGCGTCGCTTCCCTGGTCGCAGGGGTC